TTTATGCACCAATGTATGTTGCAATAAATGAAGGTTTCTTTGAAGAGGAAGGACTTTCAATAGACTTATCAACTGGACAAGGTGCAGATGCAATAAAATCTAATTTACAACATATGTCCACTTTAATAAAAAGGCTGTAGGAATAACTACAGCCTTAATTTATAACCAATTTCATTTGTTTGGCTATCATAAGTAAAATATTCAATAAAACTCATTATTAAATTTCTTTTAGCTTCAACATCTTTTACTAAATCAATTGTATCTTTAAAAAGTTTATGACTTTCTAAAAGGATTTGTTGATTTTTATATTCATCTTCGCTATCAAACATAGATAAATTTATTTCATTTATTCTTTTATTAATATTTTCATTTTCAGATTTTATTTTTTTTATTTCAGCTTGGATAATAGTTAAGATATCAATATCATCAATTAAAGCTAGTTTTTTAACAAGGCCTTGAAGTAATTTATCATTTTCAACTAAAGTTTTATTTAAAGATGTTAATTCCCTTTTTAAAGTAGAATTATTATTTTTAGTTTTTTTAATATTAATAATTTCTTCTAAATTAATATTTTTACATAGTTCTATTACAAAGCTTTCAAGATCATCAGCATTAACCATCTTTGAATCACATCTAGTAGCAGCTCTATTTTTTAATTCACATCTGTAGCTTCTGTAATATATTCCACGAGAAGTTCTACTCCAGGAACACATACTAGAGCCACATCTTGCACATTTTAGCATTCCACTAAGTAAAAATTTATTGCCAGTTGCTTTGCGTGGAGATGCTTTACGGCTTATTTCTTCTAAAATATTTTGACAGTTTACCCATTCAGCACCTGGAATTATTCCTTGGTGTTTACCAGTGGCAACAACCCATTCATCAATAGGATTTTCTTTTTTTCCACTTTTTTTCTTATTATAAACCATTAGGCCAAGCTCTTTATTATCAATACAATTTAAAGTTGAATCTTTACCCTTAAAATATTTTATGGCTTCAGTATCAGAGCAACAATAAACTGGATTTTTTAATATTTGCAATACTGTATTTTTACTAAAATCTCCTCCATTTTTACCTTTTATATGATTAGATACTAAATACCTTGCAACAGGAACAGTGCTCTTATATTGAGGATATAGATTAAATATAAGCTTTACAATTTCTAATTCATCATTAACAACTTCTAATTTATATAATTTTTTATTATTTTCAGTTATTTGAACTGATTTAAAACCAAGAGGAGAAATACCACCTAACCATCTACCAGTACGAGAGAGTTCAAGCATATTATCTTTTATTCTTTCAGCAATTGTTTCTCTTTCAATTTGAGCAAATGTAGCACTAATGTTAATCATAGCTCTACCCATTATAGTGCTGGTATCAAATTGTTCAGTTATACTTATAAAAGCAATGTTATTTTCTTCTAAGATTTTATAAGTAGAAGAGAAGTCAGCAACATTACGAGCAATTCTATCTAATCTATAACATATAAGAGTAGAGAATCTTTTTAATTTCGCATCATTCATCATTTTAGTGAACTGGGGCCTATTAATATTTCCACCAGACCAACCTTCATCTTCATATATAAGAAAATTAACATCTTCATTTGTTGTATTCAGAAAATATTTTTTACAAAGTTCTATTTGATTAGAAATAGATTCACCTTTTTTAGTGGCTTTTGATTTTCTTGCATAGATAGCAACATTCATTTATATCACCTCGCTGTATATTATTGACTAAAAAAATTCCATTATTCCAAAATTAGGAGAGAAGTATATTAAATAGTTATCAATTTTATAGCATGTACCATACTTACTCTTATAATATTCGATAGCTTCTAGTAAAAACCATTCTGGAATTTCTAAAAATTCTGCAAGTTCATATCTGCCCCTAACACCAGCTTTATGAGCATTAATTAAATTAACTATTCCAACAAGTCTTTCATATGCCCAGGCACGTGCTCTAAGCTCTTGTTTAACGTTTCTTATATCGCTTTGGTCAATTATATCTCCATAACTAGTAAAATGATGTCCAAGCTCTTCAGCAAGTATACAAGTCTTTTCCTTATTTGTTTCTATATTAGAATCTATTATTATTTTTTTATTTTTATATAAACCTTTAAACCCATACTTTAAAGGCTTTTCTTTAATTTTTACATGTTTATCATATTTAATCATAAGTTTTTCATATTCCATTGTGATTTCCCTTTCTTGTATAGAATATATGTTCTGTTAATCTTAAAAATAAAAGGACCTATTATGTCCAATTATTTTCTATATGGATATTTAGCTGTTAAATTACTTAATTCTTTTGAAATATAACTAGATAATTTATAAGAAAGTTTAGGTTGAATATGCTTTAACACAGTATAAACATATACTAATAATTTTATATAAATTGAGTTGATTTTAAATTTATAACAATCATATTTAGTCATTAATATTCCACCTTTTTACATTATATATCTAGTATATTATATTTTAATTTAAAATACTAGATATCTGAATCATTATTTATTCGATCATGTTCAGTAGTTGCAGTTAGATTCTTAGGTATATTTTCAAGTAGCTTAGCATCAATAGATTTAGCTAAATCATAAGTTTGTCCATTTACAGAGATTTTTGTACTAGAAGTAGTTACTTTTAATATATCATTACATAGTACATTTAAATTATCATGAAGAATTTCCTTAGCAGTAGATGTATCAATACCATGTTCTTCACATAAATCAATAAGTTTAATTTCTTCTTTTAACGTATCTATTTTAGTACCAACAGTTGATAATTTACCTTCGTTTGTAAAGTTTCTATAAATATAACTAATTGTTCTATTAAATAAATCACCCATGAAACGTAATATTTTTTCATGCCCAAAAACTTTTTCAAGTAATGATCCTGATTCTATTTTTATAGGCTCTAATGGATAGTCATTGATAGAAATATTAAATAATGTGCAGCTACGTTCGTAGATATTAGAAATTGATTTCATTAATAAATTTATATCTTTAACAGATAGATTTTCGTTATATAATCTAATTGAAAAAATATTGTCTTCAGTTATGTTTTCAGGAGCATTCATTAAAATAAATTCAAATCTATTTAATTCAATAATTAATCCCTTAATTAAGTTAATTTGAGTAACAAATGTATTTACACTCAACAATAAATTGATAAAGTTATTAGTAAAATCATTAGAACTAGAATTATTAAAGTTATGTATATTCTCTGCATAATACTCTAATGACCCTATTAAGCTTGAGGAAATAGTAGATATCATATTATCGGTATTTTGATGTTCTATAGTTCTAATAAGCTTACCTAATTTTAAAAGATTTTGCTTAAGCATAGATTCTTTTACTATTTTAATGTGTTTAGTAGTAATATTTCGTATGTTTGAATAGTAGCTACTGTTATTAACAATATAAGCAGATTTTATAGTTTCTTTAAGAATTTCATTAGATGCACTTTTAATAGCAAGTGCATCATTATAGAATATATCCAGTTCATTAATAACAGTATTTAATTCATTATAATATTCCACTATATCACTAAATATCATTTTATCCCATCCCTTTAATTAATTATTTATCTAAAGTATTTTAGATTTATTTAAATTTTATCTATTCATCATCAAAATCATCAAATAAAGTATCTATATAACTTTTAAGTAGTTTCATTTTCTTTGGTGTAATTTCTTTATCTTTAGATTCTAAGTGAGCCGCTATTGTTTCAACAGCTTCAGAAAATTTTTCTCCACCAGCACCTTGAAATAATGGATCTATATTTAGTGGTTTTCTAATATCACTTCTTCCTAGTAAATAATCTAGAGAAACATCAAAATAATCTGCCAATGCTTTTAAGGTGTTCTTATCAGGGAATCTATTTTCATTTTCCCAATTAGAGACAGTGCCTTTTTCAACATTAAAAATTTTTCCGAAAGCTGGTTGAGTAAGGTCCTTTTCTAGTCTTAATTCCTTTAATCTATCTCCGAATGTTCCCATAATCAATAAAAACCTCCATATTAATTAGTATCTCTAAAATATCAATTTAAAAATCGTTAAATATTTTCGATTTATATATATTGTACACGATTTGAAAACAATGTTAAAAAAAATAACACAAAATGAATATTTTATGAAAAAAAGTGTTGACAGTATTCAAAGTGAATACTATTATATAAATATAAGGTGTTTTCAAAATGAATATCTTAATTGAAAGGAGGAAAATAGTTGTATACACAAAACATTAAAGCTTTAAGGGCAGTAAAGGGTTTAAGGCAAGAAGATTTAGCAAAATTTCTGGGAATAAGCCTAAATAGTTATAATAATAAAGAAAATGGGAAAAGAGAATTTAGTTTAATGGAAGCAAATTCTTTAGCAAAATTATTTGGATACAGCATAGAAGAAATTTTTTTTAAAAACAATGTATTCAAAATGAATACAAAAAGCTTAGAGTATAGGGAAATAGAAAATGAACAAACCAATGAAATTTGAATATCATATGTTAATAAAAAATTAAAAAGAGGTAAGCTATGGGTTTAGGAACAGAAGTTTTTACAATGCCAGGAAGTAAGTTTAAGGCTGTTTGTATCAATCCAGTTGAAGATCCAGAAAAGATAAAAGAAATTTCACAAAGGTATTATCAAGGATTAGTTAATGCTTTGGAAATTACTTTCGGAGAAGCATGGGCAACAGAGATTTTTAAGATAAGGGGTTGGACACAAGAAGATTTTATAAAGGTAGGGGATAAGTATGAGTTGAGGGAGAAAAAGGATAAAGATTGTTCTAATGAATAGCATTTTGAGTAAATGAAATTCAAACATATGACAAGTAAGGCTGAAAAGCCTTTTTAAATGGTCGAATGTGCGAAAAATGCTGTAGAAAAAGTAAATATAAAGACTAGATAAGGCGATAAGCTTTTTAAAAATAACATAATGGCGAAAAATACCGTTGAATATAAAGAAAATGGAGGATAAAAAGATGGGAAATGTAAAACATCAAAGAAAAGAAGGAGTTCAATTATTCATTAATAAAGAATTAGAACTTGAAGTAAGAGCAGTTGAAATTAATGGAGAAGGTTGGTTAGTTGGTAAAGATGTTGCAGAAGTTTTAGGATATTCAAATAGTAGAGATGCATTAAGCAACCATGTTGATGAAGATGATAAATCTAGTGTAGCGATTTACGACGGTAGACAAAATAGAAATATGACAATAATAAATGAAAGTGGTTTATATTCTCTAGTTCTTAGAAGTAAGTTATCAGGAGCTAAAAAGTTTAGAAGATGGGTTACATCAGAAGTATTACCACAGATAAGAAAAACTGGAGGATATGTTCCGATAAGGGAAGAAGATGATGAAGCTTCAATTATGGCAAAAGCTTTAGAAATAGCACATAGAACACTTAATAAGAAAGATGAATTGTTGAAAGCTAAGGATAAAGAGATAAAGGATTTATCAGAAGACTTAAATCAAAAGAATAGATTTATTAATCAGTTAGCAGCAAGTGAAAATACTTTATTAGTTAGAGAAGTTGCCAAGGTTGCATCTAAAGCAGATGTAGTAATAGGTGAAAAAAGATTATGGGCCAAGCTTAGAGAATGGGGATTGATTTTTAAGAACTCAACAGAACCAAAGCAATGTGGAATTGATAAAGGGTATTTTGAAGTTAATGAAGGTACCAAAGAAGCTAAAGGCAAGGTGTTTACTTATAGAACTACAAGGGTTACTGGAAAAGGACAAGCTTATATCATAGAAAGATTGCTTAAGGAGATTAAATAGGTGAATTTATGGAGAACTTAAATATATGGGGCATATGTACCTTTGTAATGCCAATAGTCTTAATAATTATTATTTTGGTAATCATGATAATTGCATCTATTTTAGATGGAGTAGATAAGCTAATAAAGAAAATTAGGAGGTAATAATGATGGAAGAGTTGAGGTTAAAACTTGAACAAGCTATTGAAATGTATGGGACTATGGATAAAAGGGTTTTAGAGATTAGTCAAAAATTAGATATAGAAATATTAAATGAGCAGAAAAAATATTGTTAAGGAGAAGCAAATGATTGAAATTGTTTATATTAATAAGACTATAAGTTTAAAAGAAAAAATTAAAGAAGTTATCAAGAGAGCAAAGACACTTTTTAATTAGAGAAGGATTAAATCCAGAAGATTTTCTAATAGAAAGAGCAACTGCAGAAAGTTATGTTTTCTATAACATACATACAAAAATGTTGTGGGATATAAGGAGATAATAATGTTTAAGTTAAGAGATTATATAGAAGTTGCTAGATTAGCACATGAGATAGTTGAGCAGGAAGGTTTAAGCTATAAAGATGCTATAGAAAAAGCAAAAGAATTGATAGGATCTGAAAGAGTTGGCGCTCATGTAAATTCAGATTCAATCAATTCAAAAGAAATCAAGGATAGTATAACAGAAAATTAAAATAATTTAAACGGGAGGAATTAAATAATGAATATGTTATTACAAAATGATTTACAAGAAGTAAAAGAGGAATTTAAAGTAATTGACTTGCAAAGTGCTACATGGGTATTAAGAAAGTTAAGAGCAGTAAATGAAAAGATGAATGAAATTAATAGTATAGCAGTTGAAGAAATATCAAGAATTAATGAGTGGGCAGAAAAAGAAGTTAAGTCATTAAATGACGATAAGGAATATTTTGAGGGGGTATTAAGTGCTTATTACATAGAGGAGAGAGCTAAAGATAAAAAGTTTAAATTATCAACTCCATATGGAAAAGTAACATCTAGAAAAACAAGTAAATATATTTACGAAGATGAACAAGCAGTGATGGATTATTGTAATTTGAATGAAATAGATGCAATTAGAGTTAAGGAAGAGTTGGACAAGACTGCATTTAAGAAGCTTTGTAAAGATGGTGTAAATCAAGCTACTGGTGAAATTGTTCCAGGAGTAAGAGTAGAAACTGTAGAGAACATAAGTATTAAAGCTGAATAGGAGGACTTTAGATGAATTTATATGAAAAGTTAGTTGAGATTAGAAAAGAAGTTATAAACTTTTCTAAAGATAAAGAAGGGTATGGATATAAATATGTAAGTGGTAGTCAAGCTATAGCAAAGATAAGAGATAAGATGGATGAATTAGGAATAATATTAGTTCCAGGGGTAGGAGATACAATTACATCTACTTATGATTATGTAAATGCTAAAGGTAAAGAGTGTACAGACCATATAGTATCTGGAGATATGTCTTATACATGGATTAATGCAAAAGAACCGAGTGAAACATTAACAGTACCATGGAAGATATATGGTGCACAAGATGATATATCAAAGGCATTTGGTAGTGGTTTAACATATTCAGAAAGATACTTCATATTAAAGTTTTTCCAAGCACCTACTGATGATGCTGATCCAGATAATAGAGATACATCTAATAGAGGAACTGGAGCTAAAAAAGGATTAAGTGAAGCGCAAGTAAAGAGATTATATGCAATTGCTAATGCAGCAGGATATGACCAAAAAACAATTAAACAAATGGTAACTACTAGATATAACAAGGCAGTAGATCAGTTAACTAAAGCAGAATATGACCATGTTTGTAATGGATTGGAGGGTAAGAAGTAATGGCTAATTCTATTAAATTAGATTGGAGAAATCAAGAGATATTTTATGTACCTGGTGCAGATGTTGAATTTATTAAAGAAGATAAAACTGAAAGTGTTGTATTTGAAAATGAGCAGTTCGAGAATTTAGTTGATGATTATAGACGTAGTATTGGAGAAAAGACATTTAGTGAGTTAGAAGATAAAATCTTAGAATTAGAGGTTGCATTAGAGAATGCACATGAAATTATAGAGGAGAAGGAAAGACTAGAGGATGTTAGAAGAGAAAGATATTTTAGTCCTTCTTACTAGAGGTAGTTAGTATGGCAGAAAGAAGAATGTTTGCAAAAACAATTATAGATAGTGATATGTTTTTAGATATGTCACTATCTACCCAAGCACTATATTTCCATCTTAGTATGAGAGCTGATGATGATGGGTTTGTAAATAATCCAAAGAAGATACAAAGAATGATAGGTTGTGGCGATGATGAATTAAAAATGTTAGTTGCAAAAAAATTTATTATTCCATTTGAAAGTGGAATATGTGTAATAAAGCATTGGAGAATACACAATTATATAAGAACTGATAGATATAAAGAGACTCCATACCAAGAAGAAAAAAGCCAATTAATATTAAAAGATAATAACTCTTATACTTTATCAAATGAGGTGACTACCGTTGGTATACCAAGTGGTATACCAGGTGGTGTACAACATGAACACCAATGTGAAACCCAGGTTAGGTTAGGTAAGGATAGGTTAGGTAAGGATAATAATACTATATCTAAAGATATAGTTAGTAGTACTAAAGTACAACCTATTATTGATTCTTGGAACTCATTAGGATTACAAAAGTTAGTAGCAATAAATCCTAATACAAATAGATATAGATTATTAAATGCAAGAATTAAAGAATATGGATTAGATACAGTATTACAAGCAATAGAAAATATAAGATATTCAAGTTTCCTAAAAGGACAGAATAATAAAAATTGGACCATTACATTTGATTGGCTGATTAAACCTAATAACTTTACAAAAGTATTAGAGGGGAATTACAGAGATAAAGGAGATAGCAATAATGGAGGTATTGAACAGAATATTAAATCAAGTGAAGATAAACCGCAATATAACTTCGGCTGCTTCGAATAATTACAAGTGTAATAAGTGTAAAGATACAACCTGGTTATTTAATGATGAGGGGAAGATAAAAGCTAGATGTGAATGTTATGAGTTAGATCTTATAAATAGAATGTGGGAAAATTTTGGGGTATCACCAAAGGATATAAAACCATTAAGAGAATACAAGCCTTATAACGATATAACTAATAAAGCTAGAGAAAGGGCTGTAGATTATATAAAAAGCTTTGATGAAATAAAAGACCTTAGAGAAAATGGTTTTTGTTTAATGGGACAACCAGGAGCAGGAAAAACACATATAGTTACCGCAATAGGCAAGGCTTTATTGGATAAAAAAATACCAGTAGTGTATATGCCTTATATAGAGGTTATGAGGGAATTAAAGGCTTGTGCTATGGATGAGGAATATTATAACAAGACAATAGAGAAATATAAGAGAGCTAAAGTATTGATTATAGATGACTTATTTAAGGACAAGGTTAAGAAAGGTAAGTTAATAGGTGAACTTAAAGAACCAGATATTAAACATATATATCCAATAATTAATTATAGATATTACAACTATCTACCTACTTTAATTTCTACAGAATGTACTCCAATAATGCTTTTAGATTTAGATGAAGCTTTAGGCGGTAGGATATTAGAGTGTTGTGGTAAGAGATTTGGAACTGTATTTAAGAGTGATTGTAATTATAGATTAAAAAAATATGCAGAATAAGGAGCGAAATATGAAAACATGGGAAAGCATGACTAATACTGAAAGAGCAGCGCAGACATTTAGGGATATAAAGTTAAGGCAGGAGAGAAGATTAGAGATAAGGAAACGTGCAGAATATGAAGCTAATTCCTTTACAGTAGAAAGTTCATTAAAAGCAATAGCAAGAACAAGAGGATCTAAGAATAGAGGGTGTAGGTCATGCAGATAAGGGAAATACATTTTTGTGAAGTATGTGGAAGTCCTTATGTAGAATTACACCATGTAGTGTATAGGTCAGAAAATAAGAATTTAGAGAACTGTAAATTAAACTTTGTGTATTTATGCCAGGAGCACCATAGAGGAACATATGGAGTACATGGAAGTAAAGGAGCAAGACTTAATAGAAAACTTAAATTAGAGTTCCAAAACAAGCTGGAAGAGTTATTGGACAATCAGTATTTAACTAGAGAAGAAATAAATAATATTTTACAGATTGATGATAAGGCGCTTAATAGGCTTTTAAAGAGGCTTTCTATGAAAGATGACAAATATATCAAAGAAGATATAATAAGGGCTTGTATGGGCGGGAAATTGATTATATAGAGGTGTAATTTGGAGGAATTAAAAAATCAATATCCAGATGATTGTATTATCTTAGGAAACATAATTAAAAGAAAAAATAATCTAAAAGAAGATGATATAGCAGGAGCATTTAGTTTAATGCAAGATAGCTTACAAGCTTATTTTAGATGGTCAGTTATAAGATGTGAAATAAGAAGCAATTTAAAGCGTGGAGAAAGAGCAGAGATTAAAGATTTACTAGAGAATATAGTTAAGTATCTAGATGAAGTACATAGAGATACAAGGGTACTATATAAGCTTGGTAGAGAAGATTTAAGAAATAATAGAGAGGAGTAAAAAGATGAACGAGTATAAAGCTAAAAAGGTCATGGAGATTTTAGAAAAAGATTTAGAAGAATATAAAAATTAAATATATATAGAATAGGAGTAAATTCAGCTAATGTTATATGCTTCTATTCTCATAAGAAAATCAATTTCAACAGAGGTGATTAAGTGATTGTAGTTGAAGGAAAGATAAAAGGAAAAGCTAGACCAAGATTCAATACTAAAACAGGAAGAGCATTTACTCCTGGAGACACAATAACATATGAGAATTGGATTAAATGTTGTTATAAGGAGCAGTGTGGGAAGTTTATAGATGGCCCAGTAAAGGCTAAAATATATGTTTACTATAAAATACCTAAGTCATACACAAAGAAACGTGTACAAGTCATAAGAGATGGGTTAGAAATGCCTTTAAAGAAACCCGACGCTGATAATGTAGCAAAAATAGTATTAGATAGTTTAAATAAAATTGCATTTGATGATGATGCGCAAGTAGTAGATTTAACAGTTATAAAGAAATGGACAGAAGAGCAAGAAAGAATTGAATTTGAATTGGAGGAAGTAAGGAGTGAATAAAGTTATTATTATTGGAAGGTTGACCAAGGATCCAGAGTTAAGATATGCAGCAGGAAGTGGAACTGCAGTTTGTAGATTTACATTAGCAGTAGCAAGGCAGTTTAAAAAGGACGAAACAGATTTTATAAACTGTATAGCATTTAATAAAGCAGGAGAAGCAATTGCGCAGTATTTGACTAAGGGTAGGCAGTTAGCAGTTACAGGAAATATAAGAACTGGTAGTTATGATGCACAGGATGGAAGCAAGAGATATACAACAGATGTAGTTGTAGAAAGCTTTGAATTTATAAGTAACAGTAATTCAAATAATAATCAAGTTAATGCAGGAGCATGGAATCCACCAGAGGATATGGGATTTGGTGAGGAAGTACAAACAGATTATGGAGATATGCCTTTCTAGGGGGAAATTATGAATAGAGCAGTAGAAAAGTATGGAGAAAGACAACTGGATCAAGCACAAGAAGAATTAGCAGAATTAATAGTTGCTATAAGTAAATATAAAAGAGCAGTAGATAAAGATAGAAATACAGATAAAGCAGTAATAGATGTAATAGAAGAAATAGCAGATGTTAACATAATGATTAAGCAGGTAATGATGTTATTAGATATAGAGGAGTTTGAAGTCCAAAACATAGAGATAGCAAAGTTAAATAGATTAGAAAAAGGATGGATAGTTAATGAGCAGAGATAAATTCAAAAAGACAGAAGATAAGTTATATAACTATTTCAATAAAGAGAAGAAAATAGCTACATTAAATTATCGAATAGAAGTATTAAAGAAGCAGATAGATAAAATTAATCAAGAGCTTAGAGAATGTGATATTAATATTGAAATAGAAAGTAGCAGTCCAGCATTTGAAGAAAGAGTACAGAGATCAACAGATGGAACAAGTTATGCAGAAAGAGAAGTAATAAGGATAACAGACTTAAAATTAAAAAGAAAGTTATCTAAGGAAATAGAGATAGAAGAGATAAAAGAAGAGATAGAAAATATAGAGCTAGATAATTCTATACTAGAATATAACTTAAAATACATTAATGAAGAATGGTACAAGCTATTAGAATTAAAATATAAATTTAAAAAGAATGAAACACAAATATCATTTGAAATGAATATAAGTCAATCTCAAGTAAACAAGATAAAGCAAAAAGCTATTGCAAATATTCAAAGATGGGAAGAATGGCGTAAAGTGGAATAAAAAAGGAATAAAAGAAGAATAATCATATAGACAATATGTGAGATAATGAGTATGTAGAAATTATGCATCATGTGTAATTGTCCTCCTGTAAAATAGAGAGCACCTGGTAGAAATACTGGGTGAAATATGGAGATATAGTTCAATGGTAGAACAATAGGCTGTTAACCTATATACGTAAGTTCAATTCTTACTATCTCCTCCAAAAGCGAACTATGAACCTTATATGGCAGTAGGTAGTATAAGGGGAGTGAAGCAATAAATATCTATTGGTGGCAAGTAAGACCTTACCTACAGGCATTATAGTCAGATATATAGATTAATCCAGCAAAGCATAGAAATGCAGTTATTGGATTAAGGTTATTAACTATATAACCTCTCATAAGTTCTCAAATACCCTTTGTACCAAGAAAGCACTTAGTAGAAATACTAGGTGCTATTTTATTTATGGAAAGGAGAAAGATGTGAAAGTTAAATGTGATATATGTGATGTTGAATTTGAAATTAATAATCCAGCAATGAAAGTTAAAAATGTTAATGGAATAGAAATTAACTATTTTGAATGTCATAAATGTAATCATAAGTATATAACATCTTGTTATGATAATTATGTATTAAGAGAACAAAATAAACTTAAGAAGCTAGACGAAAAGATATCTGCAACAAACAATGGAAAAGAAAGAGAAAAGCTTATGATTAAATCTCAAAAGTTATTAAAGCATTTAAAAACCCATTCTGATAGATTGAAAATGGATATAGAAAAGCAATGGATTCTTTAAAGTTAGAAAAATGGATTAAAGAATTAATTGCTAAGAATGAGCTTTGGAGATTTTATAAGAGTAAATATTGGGCAGGTAATAAAGATACAAAAGGTTTGAAGAATGAAATTCTTGAAGAGCAGCATTATGAATGTCAAGAATGTTTGAAGGAAGGTAAGATAACTAAGGCTGATACAGTTCATCATGTTCAGTTTGTCAGGAAGTATCCAAGGTTAGCTTTGAGTAAACATTATACTTATAAAGGAAAACAGTATAAGAACTTAGTTGCTGTATGTGCAGCTTGTCATAATAGACTACATCCTGAAAAGCACTTTTGCAAGAAGAAAGCTACACCATTAACAGAAGAACGATGGTAAAGTACCCCCTACCTCCCTATACCCTATTTTTTTATGGGGGACTAGCACCGGAAAGGGGGTTATAGTATTTAGACAGAAAGCTTCGCACACACATGAGGGGGTATAAGGTTAAAAATATGGCAATTTTAAAGACGTTAGGAGGTGGTTAAAATGAGTAGTGTTAAAAAAAGTAAAATTCAGATGAAGGCTGAAAAAGACTACCTTGCAGGAATGACTTATGCTAAACTAGCTGGCAAATATAATGTATCAGAAAGTACCATAAAAACATGGCGTAAAAAATTTGGTTGGATAAGGCAAAAAGGTGAAAAAGTGTCTGAATTGGACACAAAACAGGGCAATTTTAGGGCAAAAAATACCCAAAAAACTACCAACAAAAAAGTACAATCAAAGAGGGCAATTAATAAGTTAAAAAAAGAAGCTCTTTTAACCTACGAAACTACAACTTTAGAAGATTATGAAGCCATGAGAGAAGATTTGTTAAATCAGCTTAAGAATAATGGAGTTACTGGACTATTTTATAATGATTTAGTTGATGTTTATATGAAGATGTATTCAATAAAGAATAAGTTAATATTAGATATAGAAGAACGCGGGGTTGCTGTTGAGTGGAGTAATGGGAAACAAATTAGCGTTAAAAGAAATGATAGTTTAGATGGCTTACATAAAACAGTAGCACAAATGTTAAATATATTAACTAAATTAGGATTAGATATTCCTGAAAATAAAAATATTAATCCTGGTAAAGGTGAGGATGATGAAGCTCTATAGTAAATATATAAACCCTTACATGGAAAAAATATTAAATAATGAGATAGAGCATTGTAAAGAGCAAGAAGATATGATAAACAACATAATCATACCAGTTCTTGAAAGGGAAGATGTTTATATTGATGAAAAGAAAATTGAAGAAGGTTTATCATTACAGAAGTACTTTCCATACAAATTAATTGAATGGGAGGTATTTTTATTTGCTCTAATAGTTGGAGTATTTAAAACTGATGGAGATATATTCTTTAAAGAAGTTAGAATAGTCGTAGGAAGAGGCAGTGGAAAAAATGGCTTTATATCGTTTTTATCATTCTATTTCTTAAGTCCATATCATGGAATTAAAGGTTATAACATTGATTTACTTGCTAATACAGAAAATCAAGCTAAAACAACATTTAATGATGTTTATGAAATAATAAAAGAACCAGTTGATAAGAGTTTTGAGAATATATTAAAGAAAAATTTTCATGCAACGAAAACAGAGGTTACAGGAATAAAAACCAAGTCAGTATTAAGGTTTAATACTTCAAGTAAAAGAGGTAAAGATAGTAAAAGAACTGGTTGTGTTATTTATGATGAAAAGCATGAGTATGAAGATACTACTAATGTTAATACTTTAGCGTCAGGATTAGGGAAGGTATGGCATGGCAGAGAAATAACTATAACTACCAATGGTCATGTTAGAGGTGGTTTATTAGATAGGGAACTAGATCAAAATAAAGATATATTAAAAGAGTATAATTCACTTAATAGAACTTTAGTATTTTGGTGCAGAATAGAGGAAGAAAGTGAATGGGATAAACCAGATAAATGGATTAAAGCTATACCATCTATTAATGATTTTCCAAGTTTAAAAAGCACTATAGAAAAAGAAGTATTGGATATGCCATATAAATTAGATTATTTTCCAGAGTTTATGGCAAAGAGAATGAATTTTCCTATAGGCAATAAAGATTTGGAAGTTGCCACATGGGATGATATTTTAGCAACTAATAAAAAAATGATTAATTTAGAAGGTATGGAGTGTGTTGGTGGTGTTGACTTTGCTATGACTAATGACTTTGTAAGTGTTTGTTTAGTATTTAGAACTAATGGAAAGTATTATGTTCTTCAGCATACTTTTGTATGTACTCATTCAAGAGACTTAAAGGGGATTAAAGCACCTTTAAATGACTGGGCAGAAAAAGGGCATTTGACATTTATAGAAGATGTTGAAGTAGCAGCTCATTTAGTAACAGATTGGTTTTTGAAAATGGGAACTAAATATAAGATTAAGAAAATAGGAATTGACCATTTTAGATTTTCATTTTTAAATAGCGAATTTAAGAAAATAGGATTTGATGCATATGAAAAGAAAAATATTAAAAGAATTAGACCTAGCGATATTATGATGATTGCTCCAATAATTAACTCGATATTTATAAATCATAATTTTGTTTGGGGAGATGTACCTATACTTAGATGGTTTACTAATAATACTAAAAAGATAGTTCAAAATGGAAATGTTAGTTATGGAAAGATAGAACCTAACTATAGAAAAACAGATGGATTTATGGCTTTAGTTAATGCTGTTATCCTTGCACAAGAATTAAAAGAAAAGAAAAAAGCTAATCCTAAGGCATTTAAAGTTATTAAATTTAATTAAAGGGAAAGTGGGTGAAATTAGTGAAATTAGTAGATTATATAAAATCATATATTAACCCAAAAAAGAATTCTAAAGCTGTTGATGTGGAATCTATTGAAGATAGTGATATAGATATTGATGTTTTAAGACAAGAAATTTATTTTAAAGAATTAGCTTTATATACAGCTATTAGCTATATTGCGAATGCAATATCTAAATGTGAAATAAAAACATATGTTAATCATGAAGAAGTTCAAGAGAGAGATTATTTTACCTTGAATTATTCAGCTAATATTAATGAAAATTCAAGCCATTTTTGGTACAAAGTAATTGAAAAAATGTTTTATAGTGATTATGGAGAAGCTTTAGTAATTGAGAACAATGGTAATTTATACTGTGCAGATTCTTATTCTGTTGAAGAATATCCTATGGTAGGTAATAAGTATTCTGGAATTACTATAGGAAATTTACAATTAAACAGAAGTTATAGAGCTTATGAAGTATATCTCTTTAAGTTAGAAAATAAAAAGATAAAAATATTAATAGATGGATTGCATCAAAATTATGCTGATTTATTAAGCCATGCAATTAAAACTTATAAAAAGTCTAATGCTATAAAATATAAATTGAAGCTTGATGGGATTGAAGCTGGAGATGCTGAATTTAATGAAATATTTGAAGAGGTTATTAAAGAGCAGCTTAAAACATTTATTGAAAGTGATAATGTTATTTATCCAGAATATGAAGGTTATAACTTAGAGGATATATCTCCTAAAAACAATGTTAAAGATTCAGCCGATATTATTTCGTTGAAAAAGGATATATTTGAAACAGTAGCACAAGCTATAAAGATACCTAATTCATTATTGTTAGGTAATATAACTAATATGAAAGAAGTAATGAATGCATTTATAACAAATGCAGTAGATCCTTATGCTAAGATGATTAGCAGAGAACTAAGTCGTAAGCAGGGTTATGAGAAATGGAAAAAAGGAAATTATGCAAAAATGGATACATCAAAAGTTAATCATATTGATATTATTGAAGTTGCTGATAAGTTGGACAAACTTATTTCTTCAGGAACAATGTGTATTGATGAAAATAGAGCATTGATTGATTATCCAGCTTTAAATACTGAAGAAAGTAAAAAGCACTTTGTAACTAAAAATTATGATGCAGTTAAGAACTTGAAAGGGGGTGAGAAAGATGAATAGAGCTAAATTGAAATATGCATTCAATCAATTAGCAAATAGTAATAAACATCAACTTTATATTTATGATGAAGTTACTGCTTATGGTAAGTTTAATTGGAATACTTGGGAGTATGATGATTCAGAAACATCAGCAGAGTATTTTAGACAAAAGTTAAATGAAATACCAGATAATGATGAGATAGAGTTATTTGTTAATAGTAATGGTGGCAGTGTCAAAGAAGGAGTGGCTATATATAATATGCTATCTAGAAAACAATGTAAGAAAACTTGTTATATAGATGGATTTGCTTATTCTGTAGCAAGTGTTATATGCTTGGCTTGTGACAAAATTATAATGGGACTTGGTACATCAATGATGATTCATGAAATGTGGATGACGGTAAGTGGCAATGCAAAGCAGTTAAGAAAACATGCTGATGATTTAGATGTGTTGATGGAGTCAAATAGACAAATATATTTAAATAGAGCTAAGAATCTTACTGAAGAGCAGCTTATAGAAATGATGGAAGCTGAAACTATTCTAACGCCAGAGCAATGTTTGGAATACGGATTCTGTGATGAAATAGCACAAAGTTCTATAGACCCAAATACATTATTAAATCAACAAAGAGCTTTAATGCAACAAATGAAGTTTGAAGCTTTAAATCAAAAATCTTTGAGAGAAGAAATGTTACAGTTTATTAAAAATGGTACTAGAGAAGAGGAAGACAATCCATCTGTAGAGGACGAACCTGAACAATTAAATAATGATAATGAAGAAGAACCAAAACAAAGTCCGTTAGGTTCTTTTTTTAATGCACTTTTAAAATAAAATGAATAGGAGAAATAAAAATGGGAATGTTAAGTATAACTAATTTAAAACAAAAGGATGCAGTAGATGCATTACAAAAGGCAATGATTTCAGGAAATGAAACAGAAATTCAAGAGGCATGGTGTGGCTTCCAACAATCAATAATTGATGTTGTAAAGCAAGACTTTGAAGAAGCTCATGGAAATCAAACTATATTAGCTCAAAGAGGATATAGACAGTTAACTCCACAAGAAACTAATTATTATAATAAGTTAATAGAAGCTGGTAAATCAGCTAATCCACAACAAGCAATGACAGGGTTAACTGATATCATGCCTGAAACTATTATAGAAGATGTATATAAAGATTTAACTGATGAGCATCCGCTATTAAATAAAATAAATTTTGTTTCAGTTAAGTATTTAACTAAATGGATACTTAATGATCATACTGTACAAACTGCTGTGTGGGGTGAAATTAATTCAGCTATTACAGAGGAAATAACAAGTGCATTTAGAACTATTGACGTCACTCAATATAAATTAAGTGCATTTGCAGTTATTGAAAAAGATATGCTTGATTTAGGTCCAGTATTCTTAGATGGATATATAAGAATGTTTTTAAAAGATGCTTTATTATGTGGATTAGAAAAGGCAATAGTAGATGGTGATGGTAAAAATCAACCTATTGGATTAACTAGAGATGTATCTGAAAATGTTACTATAACTGGTGGTAAATATCCAAAGAAAGAAGCAGTAAAAGTAACTACATTCGCTCCAGCAGAGTATGGACAGTTATTATCTAAGCTTGTAAAGAATGAAAAGGGCAGAAATAGAAAGTTTAACAAGGTATTATTAATTTGTAATCAATCTGATTATTTATCTAAGATAATGCCTGCAACAACTGTTTTAAATAGTGCAGGAGCTTATGTAAATAATTTATTCCCATTTCCGACAGATGTTGAAATATCAAATGAATTATCAGATGGTGAAGCAATTATTTGTTTACCAGAAGAGTACTTCATGGGAATTGGTGGAGCAAAAGAAGGTGTAATAGAATATAGTGATGATTTAAAGTTCTTAGAAGATAAAAGAGTTTATAAGATTAAAATGTATGGAACAGGAAGAGCGTATGATAATACAGTTTCTATATTAATTAATATAGCTGATTTAGATCCAGCATATATTACAGTAAAAACTGCAGAAGCTCCTCCAGCAGCTTTAAACTCAAGAAAGTCTACTAAATAGTAGGTATGGATAAAATCACTTTAGTTGAGCAATTAAAAGAAAGGCTAAATATAACTTGGGAAGATGCATCTACTGAAAATAAGCTATCAAATATAGTTGAAGATGCAAAGATAACTTTAGATCATAAACTAGGAGCTGAAATAGATTATTCAAAAGCTGGGATGGAAAGAACACTATTCATGAATTATTGCATGTATGTATGGCATGATTGTTCTAATGAGTTTGATAAAAGCTATTTGAATGAAATTTATCAAATTAGAAATAAATATAAGGTGAAAAGATATGTTGAAAAGAAAACAGAAATTTGATTCTTTTAATGATGGTGTTCTATATTATGGTGACTATTTAGAAAGTTATGATGAAAATAATAATGCTTGCAATGAAAAAGAGTTTTCTATAAAAGGAAAGCTCTTTTTCTCTTATAAAACAATAAGGGAGCAAGATAGTTTAAAGTATAGTGATACTGGATTAAAAGTATCTATTAAATTAAAAACTCATTATATACCTGGAATATCAACAGGAGATACTGTAAAAATTAATGACTCTTTATATAGTATTGCTTATTTAGAACATGATGCATCAAAAGAAAAAATGTTTATTTTCTTAACTGATTTAATTAATGTTATGTCTAAACATATTGGTATTTTCCTTAAAAATAAAGGGGGAGCTTTATCCGATGATGAATGGGGCCATTACAGAACTGTTTGGGGAGATATTAAAGAAATAAATAATGTTAAAACATTAGAAAGTACATCTAATGGAAAAGTATCTACTAAATTTAGAAAGAAATTTATTATAAGATATATTGAGTATTTAGACTTAAGTAATGATAAAGAAGCTACTACTAAATATAAGATTGCTTATAAAGATAAATTTTATAATATTTTAGGAATTAATAACCTTGAAGAAAGAGATGAAATATTAGAAATTGAAGGAGTGATAGAATAATGGGAATGAGTACTTTAGAATGTAAGGCATTACAAGATAGATTAAATAATATGTCCAAAAGAGCAAGTGCTAAAGAAATGGATAAAGTACTTGATAAAGGAGATAAAGTTGTTCTTGAAGCTATGAGAGAGACAGTTCCTAAGGATACGGGTGAGCTACGAGATAGTTTAGGAAAAATAAAAAGAAAAGGCTCAGGTTTCAATAGAACTAGTATTATTGGAATTGTAAGTGATGATAGAGAAGTTGTTGAAAGAGGATATTATCAGGAGCATGGTACTAGAAGAATGGCAGGAAAGAAGTGGATTAAAAGAGGTTTTCGTAAAGCTAAAGATAATGCAGTTTCTGCTATGAAAAAAGAGTTAAAAGAAAATTTAATGAGGTAATTATGCATAATAAGTTAGTTGAAATATTAGAAGAGTTAAATATACCTATTGGTTTTCAAAAATTTGAAGGTGAAGCTGAGGAGTATATTATTTTTAATATTTATGATGATGAAGATAGTAATTTTTTTGATAATGAAAATTTATCAGAAACTTATTATATTTGTATTAATTATTGGACAACAAAGAAATCAAAGTTAGATAATTATAAAAAAATTAAAACTTTACTTAAGGGCTATGACTTTAAATATAACAGTGGAAAAGATATGGAGTCTGATGGTGCTTATGGTAGAAGTTTAACTTTTATATATGAAAATTATTTAGATGAAGGAGAAGAAGAATAATGACAAAAAAGAAAAAAGTATTAGCTGGTTTATCAAATATACATTTTGCTCCGCTAGTAGATGGAACATATCAAACACCAGTACCTATTTTATTTGCTAAAAAAATAGAGAATAAATTAGAGTATGAAAATGACCAAGAATGGGCAGATGACAAAGTAGTAGAGAATGGTTATGACTTTGTAGGTGGTGAAGGAACCTTAACTGTTTTAGCATTAACATCAGAGGAACAGGCATTATTATTTGGGAATACTATAGTTAAAGGTGGGATTAAAGTTAATTCAGCAGATGTATCACCTCAAGGAGCATTTTTATTTGAAAGAAAGAAGAAAAGAAGTACACATAAAAGATTATATGTAATATATAACTGTGTATGCTCACCTACATCAATTTCAGCAGAAACTATTGAAGATGGTAAAGGAGAAGGTTCTACAGACGAAATAAGTTATAGTATTGGTGAAGGTAAAAATGGTGATATTTATCATTATATAGATACAGATGATGAAAGTGTAGTTGCTGACGCAGTTAGTAATTGGTTTAAACAAGTTCAATTTCCACAAAATATAGAACTAGAAGAATCACAAGTTAGAAAAGTGAGTAATAAAAAATAAGGGTTGATATTTCAATCCTTATTTTTATAGGTGAAAAATGTATAAAGCATATTTACAAATAGATGATTTAAAGCTACCTGGAACTTTAGATATGTATGTAATAAAAAGAACACAGGAAGAATTACATGAATGTAATAAATTATTGAAAGTACATGAAATCTTTGAAGGAATAGCACAAATGGATTTTCATTGTATAGCAGCATTAATATTACAATCTGTTTTAAGAGTTTCAGGTTTAGATGAAGAAGAATTTATTAAAATTTATTTAAAGGAAAGATCAGATGATAAGATAGCACAAAAGCTATTAAATGAATCAAAATATTTAAATGAATTATTAAAGAAGTGTATGTTTAAGTCAAAAGAACAAAAAGAAGATGATGAATTTGAGGAAATCCCGAACTTTACTGAAGATAAAAGTAAAGATTGGGATTTTCCTTATATGGAGTTTTTTTGGACTACTAAATTAAAAAGAAATGACTTTTGGTCAATTACTCCTAAACATTATTTTGAGCAAATAGAAATTTATGAAAGAGTAAACGGCTCAAATAAAGAAAAGGAAGAAACAGAATATTTATAAGGGGTGGGTTATATGGCTGATGAAATAGTTGAAAGGTTAGCCGTAGAGCTTTCCTTAGAGTCAGAAAATTTTAGAAAGAAAATTACTGCAATAAATAGTATTATAAAAAATACTGAAAAGGAATTTAAGTCAGCTGGAAATGGTGTTAAAAATTTTGAAAACACTTTTACTGGATTAGATGCAAAGATACAAAAAACTAGCAAACAATTAGAATTATATAATTTAAAATTATCTAAACAAAAAGATGAATATGAGAAAAATTCTAAGTTAGTTAAAGAACAAAAAGAAAAACTAGATGAACTTGAAAACACTTTAGGAAAGAATTCTAAAGAATGGCAAGAACAATCTAAATTAGTTCTAAAAAATAGCCAAAATTTAATTAAGTTAGGAAGCGACATTAAAACTACTGAATCAACTATTGATAAGCTTTCAAAAGAATTAGAAGAGACTAAAGATAAATTTAATAATTTAGGAAATTCAACAAAAACAACAGAAGAAAGACTTCAAAGCATAGATGATAATGCAAAATTAACAGAGTCATCTTTTAATAAGCTTGGAAGCGAATTAGCTCAATCAGGAAATTATTTTGAGAAGTTAGGAAATAAAATGAATGAATTAACTTTCAAAATAGATTCAGGAGTTCAAAAAATTACTGTATATGAAGATGCTATTAAGCAGACTAGTGATATTCTAAATAAAAATAGAGAAGAACATAAAAACTTAGCAAAAGAAATAACTTCAATAGAAGAAAAGTTAAATAAGGCTAAAAGTGAGTATGGTGAAAATTCAAATGAAGCACAAAATTTAAAATCAGAGTTACTTCAATTAAAGGATAGATATATAACATTAAAAAGTGAGATTGAAGATAATAGTAGATCTTTAGATGAATATCAGAGTGAATTAAATAATACGCAAGCTGATGTAAACAACTTATCACAAGAACTTAGAAATTTACCTTTTGAAACAATAGGAAATGATTTAAAAGAACTAGGAAATACAACTAAAAATATAGGACAAGGACTTACTACTGGAGTTACCGTACCCATTGTAGGAGCTGGAGCAGCTGCAACAGTTGCAGGTACAAATTTTGGAACTGCTATGAGTAAGTTACAAGCTACTGCTGGAATAACAGATAAGACAAGCGAGTCATTTAAAGCCTTGGAAGAAAAAGCTTTAGCAATGGGGAGTAGTACATCCTTTAGTGCTTCAGAAGCAGCGGAAGGATTAACGTTCTTAAGTTTATCAGGTTGGGATGTGGAAACATCAATAACAAGAATTGAACCAGTTTTAAGAGCTGCTGAAGCAGGGGGAATGGATTTAGCATTAACAGCTGATTTAGTTACTGACTCTATGTCGGCAGCTGGAATTAGCGCTGATGACTTTACTAAATATCTTGATATAGCAGCACAAGCACAACGTAAATCTAACCAATCTATGCAACAGTTATTAGAAGCTAATATAGTTGCTGGTGGTTCTTTTAAAATGTTAAACATTCCAATGGAAAAGTCAGGAGCTTTACTTGGAGTTTTAGCCAATAGAGGTATTAAAGGAAGTGAAGCAGGGAAAGCTTTATCATCTGTATTTGCGAATTTAGTAACTGAAACTGGTCAAGCTGGAGAAGCTTTAGATGCAATGGGTATCTCTCTTTTTAATTCAAAAGGAAAGCAGAGAGATATGATAGAAGTATTAAAAGAGCTTAGAGGAAAGCTAATTAATACGGCTGATGGAACTTCAACACTAACAGAGCAACAACAAGCTCAATATGCTGCAATGCTTGGAGGAAAAACTCAATTTGACACATTAATGGCTTTACTAGATGGACTTGGTGGAGAATATGATGAGTTGGTTGTAAACTTAGATAATTCATCAGGTGCATTAAATGAAATGGCAACAATAATGAAAGATAATCTTGGTGGGCAAATTGATTCTATGAAATCTGCAATAGAAGGAGCTTTAATAAAAGCATTTGTTGCTTTAGAACCAGTATTATCAAAAGTTATAGATCTAATAACTGAAGCAGCAAATTGGTTTAGTAGTTTAGATGAAGAGCAACAGAAAAATATAGTTGTTATGGCTGGAGTAGTTGCTGCAATTGGACCTATGCTTATGGGAATAGGTCAATTAATTATTGTGGGTGGAAATGCTGTAACTTTATTTGGAAAGTTATCTAGTGGAGCAACTGCAGCAAGTGGAGCAGCAGGAGGTTTAACGAGTGCAGCTGGAATATTGGCAAGTCCTGTAGGTATTGGAGCAATAATAGCTGTTCTAGCTGGATTACTTACATATATAGGAGATAGTGAGACAGCTTTATTATCACTTCAAGAGAAGTTTGGTGGAGTTGGATTTGTAATAAGTAGTGTATGTGAGTTTATTTCAGGAATAGTTCAAATGACTTTTGGTAATTTAGGAATAGCAATTATGGGGATATGTGATATTATAGCAGCTATTGCCGATGGTCCAGGGGGGTTAACCGTAAATGAAGCTTGGAGCAGAATGACAAATAAAATGACATTAAACACTGAAGAAGCTATGAGTAAAATTACAGTTACTACCTCAAGAGGAATGTCACAAATGTTAAATTCTACTGAAGAAAGTTTAATACAACTTACAACTATAATGGATACAACATTAAATCAAGTACCAACTATAGTTGCGGGGAATTATTCAGAAGCTAGTAGAGTTTTAGCTAGTCAATTAACTAATATGAGTAGTGGACAACTTACTACTTTAAAAGGTATGAATGATACTACAAAAATGATGTTCCAAGGGATTCGTGCAGGAATGACCATAGATGAAGCAGCAGGTCAAGTCGAAAAGAATTTAAGTCAAATGTCTGCAGCAGGTAAAATAAATGGTGATTCTATGACTAAAGATATTAGTTCAGCTATGGATCAAGTAAACAAACAATTAAGTAATAAGACTGGAGAAGCATCTAAAGAGGTTAGTAAGAATTTAGATTCAGCTGAAAAGAGTGTAAATGAATCTGCTACAGATATGCAAGCAACTGTAACTAAAGAAGCTTCTAAAATGCAAAAAAACGCTTCAAGTTCAGCTTCTGCAATGGAGAAGAATGTTACATCGTCAACAAATAGAATGGCAAATCAATCTATAAGTGATTGGAGCAGATTGCAAAGGGCATACAGTAATCCTATTACTGGAAGGGTATCTATAACAAGAACAACAACTGAGAGAGTAGTACAAGGAAGAGAAGCTACACCCGCTATGTATGCAGTAGAGGAAGCAAGCAATTTAAGAACTAGATTAAGCCTCCCTGATGTTTCAAGATATGTGACGCAAGGTTCTTATTATAACTATAATGAAAAAAGTTTTAAAGGTATAAGAAAAAATGAAGATAGCTCATTAAGTGACGTTTTAAATAACTTAAGTGATATATTAGATAAATTTAATATAAAGAGTAATGGTGATTTAGTGTTACAAGCAGAAATACCTGTTTATATTGGAGCAAAGGAAATTTCAAGAGAGATGACCGATATTGTAATAAAAAAAGTAACTAAAAAACAGAATAGTATAAACAAAGGAAAGGGGATTGAATAATGAGAAGTTCAAATTATTTTATTGTATTTAATGGAGTAACTGATATAGATATAGGATTAAGTGCAACCAAAAGACCTAATATCATTAATCCCCAACAAGACTCAATAACAGAAAAAACTATAGAGGGAAGAGATGAAACTGTTACTGTAAAATCTAAAACTTTAAAAAATATAGAAATACCAATTAGTTATAATTTTATTGATAGAAAAGATTTTATCGAAAAAACAAGGCTAATTAAGAAGTGGATTAATAAAATAGATGATAATAGATTAATGTTTTCTGATGATTTAGATATGTATTATAGGGTTAAGTACTGTAAACTTCAAGTTATTGAAAGAACACGTAGAAAGAAAGGTAGTTTTGAAGTTACATTTGTTTGTTCTCCATTTATTTATTATAAGTCAGGAGATAAGGAAATAATTAACCCTAAATTATTACATAATCCAAGTTATTTGATATCAAAACCTATTTACAAAATTGAAGCTGAAGGAATAATAAGTTTGATTGTAAATGGAAAAGAAACTAAGTTTAATATAGGTCAGGAATTATTAATTGATACTGAATTAGAGTTATGCTTCAGAGGAAAAACAAAAAATAATATTGCATTTGAAGAAGGTTGGTTTAATGATTTGTTTTTAAAGGAAGATGAAAATACTATTGAATGGAAAGGTAACTTAAAAAGTTTGATAGTAATTCCTAGATGGAGGATTTACTAAATGATACAAGTATATTTAAGTACAAATACTAACTTTGATAAAAATGGAGATATGTCATTACAGCCATTAAGCTATGAAGTTAGTACAGCAGGAATAAATCAAGCAGTTGAATTTACAATAGAGCATGAGATTGATGAGTATGGAAGATATGAGTATCTGCAAAAAGGAAATGTTATTAAAGCATTTACTCCATGGGATTTAAAAAAGGGTCAGCTATTTAGAATTGAAGATATAGATAAAGATAGTAAAGAAGGTACTATAATAGCTTCAGGATATTTAATTTTCTATGATAATGTTAAAACATATGTTAAAGATTTTAATAATGAAAATGTTCTAATATGTGATACTGGCAATACAACTGGAGAAGAGGCAATAAAGAAAATATTTAAAAATACTAACTATATTGGACATAGTAATATTATGAGGATTTCAAGAAGTAGGTTGGAAAGAAAAAATATAGTTGCTGCACTTACTGGTGATGATGAAAATAGTTTTGTTAATAGATGGGGTGGAGAGTTATTTATAGATAATTTTGATATTTATATGAATGAAAAAATAGGTCATGATACAGGATTAATAATAAGCTATGGAAGAAATATGGAATATATAAAAGAAAGTAGTAGCTATAAAAATACTATTACAAGAATTATTCCAATTGGTTTTGATGGATTAAGATTAACTGGAAAAACTCCATGGGTGGATAGTCCTAATATTAATAAATATCCTTATATAATGGAAAAAGAAATTAAGTTTGACCAGGTAAAAGTTAAAGAAGAAAATAGTGATGAAGGATTTGAAACTATTGAAGAGGCTAGAGCTGAATTAATTAGATTAAGTAATTTACTATTTGAAGAAGAGCAAATAGATTCTCCAGAAGTATCTATTGAAGTTAGTATGTATGATTTGCAAGGAACATTAGAATATGAATCATATGAGTGTTATGAGGAAGTTAATTTAGGAGATTACATAAAAGCAAGGCATGAAATATTAAATATAGATACTTTAGTAAGATGTATAGGCTATACATGGGATGGACTAGCTTTAAAATATAAGACAATTAAATTAGGTCATCAAATAGATAATTATTTCGATAAGCAAACCGATATTTATAATAAAGTAAATAACATATTAAATAGCGATGGTTCTGTTAATGCTGTTGAAGTAGCTGGCATATTAGATGCAATTAATGTAACGATGAAAGCATGTAGAGATGTAGCACAGCCATTGCCAGTGAGAGTTATGATTTGTGAGGACTTTGATAAGGATAGCCCAAGCTATGGAGCTATGTGCTTTGGATCTATGGGATTCATGATTGCAGCTGAAAGAACTCCAGATGATAAGGATTGGGATTGGAAAACTTTTGGAAGTGGTAAAGGATTCTTTGCAGATTTTATTGTAGCTGGAACAATGCTAGCAGATAGAATAAGAGGTGGAGTGCTTCAATCAATTGATGGAAGTTTAGAAATAGACTTAAGGGAATCATCAAAAGGTATGCAGTTTAAGAGGAATGGAAAGAAAGCTATTGATATTGAAGGAACTAAAATAAAATTCTTTGATTGGGATGGAGAAGGTGATGCAGTAGCACACATATACTCAACAAGAATTGGAGGAGATGAAAATAAGTTAGGGTTAGCAATAGCAAATAAAAAAGACCGTTCTATATCAATATCATATGAAAGTGGTGATACTTACTATAGTTATATGAGATTTGATATGGATAATAGCGATAAAACAACTAATAGCCCTATAACAATATTTAAGGAAACTGATTTCAGAGGAAGTCAAATATGGTTTGGATATGATATAAATAGTATTTATAATTCAACTAATAATAATCTAATAGCAAAAGTACAAAATGAGTTTAAAGTTGCTGATAGAGCAAATGGAAAAAGTAGATTTAGAGTATTGCAGGATTGGATTGCAGCTTATGATAAAGATAGTTGTTATTTTGAAGCTGGAAAGTTAAAGTCAGATGGGAAAGGTTATTTTATATTTAGAGATGGTCAAACAGCTTATTTATATAGAGTAGCAGGACAAGAAAAAGTATGGTGTGATTATAATCTTACAGTAGATAAGAAACTACATGTGAATGGTGATCTTGCAGTAGTAGGTAATAAGAACTGTATTCAACCAACAGAAAACTATGGAGATAGATTATTTTATAGTGTAGAAGATGCTGAAAGTTATTTAACAGATAGGAGTATGGAAGTTTTTACAGTTGAAAAAACTGCAGAAGGAACATATGAAAGAGTTATATTACTTGATAATATATTTAAAGAAGCTGTTAGAGTTGATAATAACTATACAGTTGAAGTAATAAAACAAGGATGGGGAGATTATAGAGTAAAAGAACAAAATGAGAATTATTTTGTAGTTGAAGCAGATAGAAAAGATTTTACTTTTAAGTATGTAGTTACTGCTAAAAGACGAGGATTTGAAGATATACGATTAGTTGAGTATCATAAAGTTGAAAATGATATCGAGGTTATGAATGTAGAAGGTGATCTAGCAACTAATCTAGATGAAAATGAAATTTGCGAGGAGTTGAATATATGAATACGAAAATAATTAAATTAGATATAAATAATAAAATGTATGAAACTATAACTGCAAAGCAAGGAGATACTGAAAGTAGATTTTTACTTTTTCATTTATTTGATGCATCATTACCTTTTGATTTAACAGAAAAATCAGTAAGGGTATATGGAATTAAACCAGATGGCACAAAGATATTCAATGATCTTGTAATAAATGATGTTAAAAAGGGATATTGTACATTAAAATTGACTAATCAGATGTTAGCAATTGCAGGGTTAGTTAAATTAGAATTAGTAATATACAGTGGCAATAAGAAGTTAAGTTCAATTCCATTTATGTTAAATGTAATATCGTCTTTAAATTCAGATGATGCAGTAGTTAGTACAAATGAATTTACTTCATTAATGAATGGATTAGCAGCTCTTTCAGAGTATGATATTTATAAAAGTAATGCTAAGCAAGTACCAGGAATTAAAGAAGAGGTGTCAAACCTTAGTTCGCAATTGGGAAATAAAACTAATAATCTTCAAGGACAAATAAATAATTTGGTTTTAGTTGCACAAGCAGCAGAAGAAGTAGTTTATAATAATTTGTTTTATAATTCATCATATACAAGTAAAAGTGTTACAACAACCTACGCATATCAAGCTTTCGGAACTCCTGTAGCATTTGATATCGGTAAATATTTAGTTTATTTCAATTTTAATGTTACTGGTACTATAAACGCAAGTATAAATGTTGGAATGACTGCAGATAGTGGAACATATATAGGGCTTATAGACGAGTGTTCAAAGAGAATAACTGAAACTACATCAAATGTAATTGTTTATGGTGTTGTAGACTTACCAAAATCTTTGAGTATAAGACCTATTTTAAATATAAAAAATTTAGATAGTAGTACACCTGATGTAACTATAACAATTAATAATTTATTTGTTACACAACTTGACAATGCTAATGAGAAATTAATTAATGAATTGAACAATATAAAAACAAATGTTGAAAATGTAAAAATTAAAGTTAGACCATCAGATTTAGAAATAGTACAAGCAAGAGGAAAATATGAATTATTAAATGATAGGCTAAATGCAATGGAAAATTCTATTTCTGAAAATAAAGAGATAGCTAATAGTATTACAGTTAATAAAATTATTGACTGTTGGGGAGATAGTTTAACTTATGGAGTCGCTAGTTCAACAACAAGAGGTGGTTATGTAACAAGATTAAAAAATAAACTAGGAGAAAATTGGTCAATAAATAATTTTGGTGTTGGTGGTGAAAAAACAAAAACTATTGCTTGTAGACAGGGTGGTATGAATTTTGTTGTTCAACCAGGAGTTACCATTCCATCAACAGTAACACCAATAGAAATAAACTTACTAAGTGATGATGGTTCACCAGTTCAATGTAGAGATACAAATTTAGGTTGTATCAATCCTTGTTTTATAAATGGTATAGAGGGAACACTTACTATAGATTATGGAACATATACAAAACATTTTTTTACTAGAAAAGTTATAGGCGATGAATATGTTATAACAAGACCTACAACACTAATTACTGCTAATAAAAATAGAAAAGGAAATATTAATATAATTTGGATTGGACAAAATGGAGAAAAACACACAGACCATAGTGGCTGGGATAGTGAAGATGACTTAGTAAACCAAATAAGAAAAATGGTTGAAATTGCAAATAATGACAGATATTTAATATTGGGATTGCATACTAAGGACTTAACATCTAGGAAGTTATTAGAAGAAAAAATGTATAATGAATTTGGTAGACATTATATAAATTTAAGGAAGTATTTATCTACACCAATATATGATACTAATGGAACATCTATAACATCTAGTTATGGACTTGATGATGTTGGATTTTCTGCTACTGATAATGATAAAAGGTTTATAGGTATGGGATATTGTCCACCATCATTATTAACTGATGGAGTACATGGAAAAGATGAGTTTTTCGATATTATAACTAAACTTGTATATGATAGAGGTAATGAATTAGGATATTGGTAATTCGTAATTGATTTATATTGTTCGTGAAATTGAATATTAAATAATTACTAAGAGTAGTTGAGACTAGTCTTTTTTATTGTTTAAATTTGTAATTAATCCTTAAATATTGTAAAATTAAATAAAAGAAAAACACCTCATAGAGTTGCAGCTCATATATGGGGTGTTGATATAATAGAGTATTCTGTTACCTCTATTATATCATATTTTATATAATGGGAGGAATAAAAATGGCAAAAGAACTAGGTAGAAATGATAAGTGTTTTTGTATGAGTGGTAAGAAATATAAAAACTGTTGCGAAAAAGAAAGTGAAAGGGATAAATTTTTATTAGAAAATTTAAATTCGAAATATATAGATTTAGGGTATGTAATAAATACTTTAGAATTAGATGGGCCCCTTGTAAATTTTTTAAATAATAATGTTCCCAAGTTAGAGTTAGGATTAATGGTAGTTATTAATCCACAATTAGATGCAGGAATGAGAAGTTACACTTTAGAAGGAGGCCCTAATATTATTGTTGTTAAATCAGTTCCAATACCAAAAGAAGATAATTTTGATTTTGCACATGAAATTGGACATTTTATATTAGGACAAAAAGGATACCCAGCAAGCAGAATAATAGATGGTGATCATAGAAAAACATATTTAGGAACAACATTAACAAATACAATCATGGATCCTTTAGTAAATGAACTTGTATTAAAATATAATTTCGACTTTGAAAGTTATATATCAAAAGGAAAGATGGTCCAAGTGCCTATTTTTAAAAATTTTCCTAAAGAATCTGAACTACATCCATACGATAAACATTTTTTAAAATGCTTACTTATAGAAAAATTAAATGAGTGGGAAAGATTTGATATAAAGCAGGAAAATAGCTATGAAATTATATGTAAAGAAAAATATCCTAAAATCTATGAAGAAGCAATTCAATTTATTAATTATTCAGAAAAATATGGGTATGATTCACCAGAAAAAGTTAAAATTTTATTAAATAAATTATTAGAAGATAATAATATGGAAAATATAATAAGTATTTTATAGAGCTAAAAATTTTAGCTCTTTTTTAATGGAGGGAAAATGAAAAAATATGATAAAGAAATTAAAATTATAAGTTGTGGTTTATGTAATTTTAATTGTAGCAAATGTTTAATGAAAAATGAGAATAATAAAAGCTCCCTTAAATAATAAGAGAACTTTATATAAATTAATAAAAAGGAGATAGTAATAATAATTTGCTATTTAGATTATAGACAATAGATTTATATTGCGAATAAAACTAAATTTAAAAGAGCTTAGGAAACTAGGCTCTTTTTATATTACAAAAGATAACACCTGAAGTTAGGAAAAAATTAAAGAGGTGCAAAATGGAGTTTATACAAACAGGATTATTAAAAATATTACCACAAACAGTTGCTATATTACTTATAGCTTATTTAGGGTGTAAGGTGCTTGATATGTTGTTAGGAGTTCTTAAAAGTTGGAAAAATGCTAATTACAAGTCTAGAAAAATGAGGGATGGAATTGTTAGATGGATTGCTGAAATGGTTGCAGTAGTATTTGTAATTGGGATAGATCTTGTGCTTGGACTTAATTTTTATCTATGTGGATTTACATTATCACTATTTATATATAAAGAAGCTGGTTCAATATGTGAGAATTTAGCAGAGTGTGGAGTTGAACTGCCAGCAGTAGTTGCAAATAAATTAGAAGTGTTCAATAAAAAGGAATAAATGTTAGGGGGCATAAAGCTCTCTTTTTAATTTATAAAAATATATTAAAGAAAGAAGGAGTATAAAATGAATATTATAGAAACTAATTTAAACTTTGGAAAATTATCAAATTTAGGTGAAATAAAAAGAATAATTTGTCACAATGCAGATGCATCAACATGCACTATTCAAGATATAGATAGATGGCATAAAAATAACGGCTGGGCTGGTTGTGGTTATCATTTCTTTGTAAGAAAAGATGGAAGTATTTATAGAGGGAGACCTGAAGATAAGCTTGGAGCTCATACAAGCAATTATAATACAGGAAGCTTAGGAATTTGTTTTGAAGGTAAATATAATAATGAAGAAATGCCAGAAGCACAATTAAAAGCTGGACAAGAATTAATTAAATACTTATTAAATAAATATAATTTATCTAAAGCTAATGTATACAAGCATAAAGATTTTAACAATACAGATTGTCCAGGAAATAAATTTCCATGGGATAAAATAATTGATTTTAATTGTATTAATACTATAATATCAAACAATGTTGGAAGTAAAAAAGAAGGTTATTCTGAATATGCTAATTATGTTGGAACTAGATGTAAAGAACTTCAAAGTTTATTAATATCATTAGGATATAACTGTGGTGGATATGGAGCTGATGGAATATTTGGTAAAGGTACTTATGAAAGTTTAATTCAATTCCAAAAAGATAATGGATTAAAAATTGATGGATTAGCTGGACCTAATACATTTGATAAGCTATATGAATTAGTAGCTGTTAATGATTCTGATATTTCTTTCAATTTTGAAAAATGGGTAAAGGATTTACAAACAGAGTGTAATAGACAAGGATTCTCTAAACAAAAAGTTGATGGAGATACAGGAGATAAAACATTAAAAGGATGCCCAACATTAAGAAAAGGTGCAGAAGGTAATATAACTAAATTAGCTCAAGAAAGACTAATAAGTTTAGGTTATGATTTAGGAGAGCATGGAGCAGATGGAGATTTTGAAATTGATACTTATAATGCAGTAGTAAAATTCCAAAAAGATAATTGGTTAACACCAGATGGAATTGTTGGTCAAAATACTTGGAGAAAATTATTAAATTTATAATTATCAAGGCTAGATACTCATCAATTTGGGTATCTAGCCTTTTTTTTGTTTTTATAAAGCAAAAGTGGACAAACTTTCCATTTTATAATAAAATAAAAAAAGCTACTAAGACAATGATTTAAAAGTAGCTTTAAGTGTAATTGAAATATTTGATTTTTTTATTTCTATTATACTTGATTTATTTTTGAAGTGCAATAATAGGAGGGAAGTATGGCATATAATTATAATGAAAACTACTTTTTAGTAGTAAAACCCAATATTAAAAATAATAAAAATATTAGAACTCCACAAATTGAAGCTTATTATAAAATTATGGAGTATTATAGTAATGAATATAAAAATAGAAATTCGTTGATAGTTTTACCAACAGGAGTTGGCAAAACAGGTGTAATGGCGATGGCACCATTTGGATTAGCTAAAAAAAGAGTTTTAATAATAACACCAGCAACTTCAATAAGAGATACAGTTTTAGAGGCTATAAGCCCAGATAATCCAGAAAATTTTTGGTATAAATGCAAAGTAATAACCCCAGGGTTTATTTTACCTAATGTTATTGAATATGAAGGTTCTAGTACTCCTATTGAAGTATTAAATTCTGCTAATATAGTTGTATTAAATATTCATAAATTACAAGAACGTTTAAATTCTTCATTAATAAATAGAGTAGGAAATGACTTCTTTGATCTTATAATTATAGATGAAGCCCATCACTCTACAGCTATGACATGGGTTGAGTGTGTAAATTATTTTAAAGAAGCAAAAGTATTAAAGCTAACAGGAACTCCGTTTAGAACGGATGGAGAAAAGATAACTGGAGAATTAATATACAAATATTCATTAAGTAGAGCTATGGTTCATGAATATGTTAAAAGTTTAAGTAATATAAAATATGTACCTGATGAATTGAAATTAACAATAGATGGAGATAGTAAGCTATATACAGTTGATGAAATTTTAGAGTTAGGATTAAGAGATCAAGATTGGGTTACAAGAAGTATTGCATATTCAAAGGAATGTTCTGAAAAAATAGTAGATGAAAGTATTAAGGCTTTAGAGGAAAAGTTAGAAAACTCAACAATACCACATAAAATAATTGCAATAGCATGTAGTATTAAACATGCTAAGGATATAGCTGAAATATATGAATCTAAAGGAATAAGTACGGCAATAATTCATAGTAATTTAAGTAAATATGAAAAAGAAAAGGCATTTAAAGATATAGAGAATCATAGAGTAAAAGCAGTTATAAATGTAGCGATGTTAGGTGAAGGATATGATCATAAATATTTATCTATAGCTGCTATATTTAGACCTTTTAGAAATGAATTGCCATATGCACAATTTATAGGTAGAGTATTAAGAAAAATTAATGAGGGAAGTGCTAAAGATAATATAGCTAAAATAATATCTCATCAACATTTATATTTAGATATATTATGGGAAAAATATAAAAAGGAAATTCAAGAAAGTGAAATAATAAAAAACCTAAAAGATTATGACGAAATTTTAGATTATACTTTTGATGATAATACTCCTAGAAGTGATAGACAAGAAGTGGAATATGGAACAGTTATAGAATCTAATAAACACTCAATAATGGAAGAAACTTATTTAGATACAGAACTTATCAATAAAAGTAAAGCAGAAGATAAGGTTTTAAAAGAAAAATTAAGGCAATTACAAGAAGTATTAGGAGTTAATGAGGAACAAGCAAAAATATTATTACAACAAACACAACTCAATAAAACTCATCTAGGAAGACCAGATTTATTATATAAGAGCAAGAAAAGGAATTTAGATGAAGAGATTAGAGAAAATATAGTTCCTAAATTTATAGAAAAGTTTGATATAAATCCAGATTTAGATGATTTAAAAGATTGCGGATTATTTATAGGGAAATATTGGTGGATTCCTAATAATATAAAAGGTAATAAAGGGAAAAATACAGCAATGCTAGCTATGTATTATAATAGTTATCTTAAAAATGCAGTAGGATTACCAAGAAATGAATGGTCTGATGCGGATTTTGATAATGCATTTAGAAAATTAGAAATGTTGAATGAAGTTATTGATGAAACTTTAAATATGTATTATAATGAAAGAAATAACTAATTTATTTTATTTATATAAATTTTAATGGAGGTGAAAAGAATTAAAATGTTTAATGAAATATATGACTTAACATATTTACCTTTGCTTACTCCTTACAATTTAATAGATAATTTAAAGTTAGATAACTATACAGGAATAAGTTATATTAAAGTTGAAAATGGCATATTAGCTGAAATAACATGTTATATTAATGAAGTTCTTATGAAATTTTACTATGAGTTTAATAGTGAAAATTATTTAGATAATATATACTATTACGAAAATGAGCAAAAAGAATATTTATTTAACAGGAAAGATATGTTAGAAGGATTAAGAAGTGAATATATTAATACTAAAAAAGTAGGAAATATGTAAAAAGAGAGAATAAGTTTAAGAAACATTTTTATAAAAATACAAAACAATATCCTAAATAAAAAGCACTAGGAGCAATCCAGGTGCTTTTTATCATATCAAAATTAAGAGTGTGAAAATAAACCTTTTAAAAAGTCTACCAAGAACTACAACCTATATTTACATATTAGATTTATAATATTTAATTAATAGCATTATGTTTACAAAATATGCTATAATTAATTTGTAATTGTATCAAAATAATACCCCTAAGAGTATCAAAATAATACTCATATAGGTATCAAAACAATACTCTATATTTATTACTAAAAATATTTATTATATATATTTATTATTTTTTGCAAAAAAGTAACCTTTGGTTGAGCCAAAGGTTATTAATTTACATAACAGATTTAATTTTTGCTATTTCATAACAATTTTCTTTGGTAACTTCCTTAACTTCTTTTAAAGCATCAAGCTTAGTATTAACTTCAGTTTTAAATTCAGTTAAGTTAGCAGTTTGTTCTACAACATTATCTAGCTTTTTTTCAATTCTTTCTTGTACTTGTTTTAATGTAGAAATATCTTGCTCTAGTACATCAACCTTATTTTCTAATCTATTCATTTGTTCCTGGATTGGTTTTAATTTTTCATCAAGCATTTTGCTTATAGAATTTAATAAATTTTCCATAAAATCACCTCACATAATATCAATAAATATATTATATCAATTAATATATTTAGGTATCAAGAGAGTACTCATAAAGTATCAAATCAATACCATTAAATAGTATCAAAATAATACCCTTAAGAGTATCAAAATAATACTCATATAGGTATCAAAACAATATCCTATATTTATTACTAAAAATATTTATTATATATATTTATTATTTTTTGCAAAAAAGTAACCTTTGGTTCAACCAAAGGTTATTAATTTTTATATATTATTTTATTATTTTAAATTATTTTCATCATTATTACTAGAACTATTAAGATAATTTTCTATCAATTCATTTACTAAATCACTTAATGATATTCCTTTATCAAGGCATTTCTTTTTTGCTTCTAAAGTTAAAGCTTCTTCTACCATGATAGTTAATTTTTTTCTCATAATGAATCTCCCAATTACTTTAATTTATTTTTCATTGTATTCTTTTAATTTATTTGCATATAAAGATTCAGTCAATTCAGATAAAGAACAATCTAATTTTACAGCTAAAATTTTCATTTCTTTTAAAACATCTTCATTTATATAAATAGTTAATTTTTTCTTTGTGCTCATATAATACCTCCAATTGCTTAACTTTATTATAACACGGTTTGACGTTATGGTGAATAAATTTTAAAAAAAGATATTGACGTCATAACGTCAGATGATATAATATAAATATAGACGTTATGACGTCAAGAAGTTAGGAGGAGAATTAAATGTCAAAATCAAAAGTATCTAAAAATTTCATATCATTTAGACAATACATTAGAACTAAGGACTTATGCGTAAATGAACAATATCTTTTAGAATTGCTTTTCGAGTTTTATAATCATAGCTTTGGTTATGCTTATCCAGATTTAAAAACTTTGATGAAAGCATTTAATACAACTTCTAAAAATAGAGTAATTTCTACTATAAAAAAACTGGAGAAAAAAGGTTTAATTACAATTGTTAGAAAGTTTAAAGAAAATAATAGATATTTTATAGCAAATATAAATGAATTTATTGCTATAGAAAATACTGTAGAAAATAAAAAGACTACAGAAAATAAGAAAGTTCCAGTAAAAGCACCTGTCGATTCTAACGGTAATTTACCTTTAGAAGGACAAATAGATATTGAAGAAGTTTTAAAAGAAAATGAGAGCCAATCTGACAAGATTAAACTTATATTAGACAAATTCAAAGGAATTATATTATCTAAAAAGCAAAAAGAAGTGATTGATAATACTGAAAAAGGCATTTTAGAAAATGCAATTGCAAGTATAACTGTAGATAAAATAAATGCTACTTATCTTCTTGGAGCAATAGAAAGAGCAAAGACTAAATCAAAATATTTAGTTGATGGAATAAATCCTTTTAAATTTAATAATTTTAAAGCTAGAGAATATGACTATGATTCTTTAGAAAAGAAATTGTTAGGGTGGGATAAGCAAGAAGAAGTAATTGAAGAAGAATTACCTTTAGGAATTGGCTGGTTAGGAGCTTAAAAATATGAGTATAGATGGAAGAATAAGAGAACTTAAAAGGCTTATATTACATGAGAAAAATAAGCAAATAAGAAAAATTTATAAAGAACATATAGAGTTTTTAAAAACTCAAATTTAGTAAAAAGATTTGTTTATAAAAAAAAGCATACCAAAGATGGTACACTATCACTCGCAAGTTGAGTATACCATCTTGGATGTAAAAATTCAAGGGGGATTTTAAAATGAATTTTGAAGAAATAAAGATGATTTTAGACATTATGATAACGTGGCTATTTTGGGCAATAGTACATTTAGTTTTTTTATTGTCAGTTTTAGTTACAATCAGATTATTTTTAGGAGTAAGTATTCCTAAGAAGTTACTTGAATTAATGAATAGATAATTAGGAGGTAAAAAAATGAAATTAATAACTGTTGATATAGGATCATTTAATATCAAAACAAGTGAAGGGATTATTGTGGAAAATAGATTTGAATTAGATAATAATGCTGAAACTTTTGGAGGAGAAGTATTAAGTTTTGATGGAAATAATTATTTCTTTGGCAAAGGAGAGTTTAATAAAACTTTTTCAAAAGCTCATAAAGAAATTGAAGTACCATTATTTTATGCATTATCAAAAAGTAATGTTTCAGGAGAAGTAAATTTAATATTACACTTACCAGCAAGTCAAATGGCAATGAAAAACTTAATAGTTGATAGGTTACAAGGTCATGAGTTTACCTATAAGGTAAATGGTGTTGAATATAAAACTATTTTTAATAAAGTTGGTGTATTAAGAGAGGGATGGAGCTCATTTTATAGCCTATCTAAGAGAAATGATGGATTAATTGCAGTAATGGATATTGGGGGGAGAACAACTGATATTTTTACATTTAACAACGGCATTAATGAAAAAGAAAAGTCGCTTCCAATAGGAATGATGGATGTATTTAACGATATAGCTGATAAATTGAATGGACAAGGCGAAAATAGAAGATTGGAAGATATTCATAAGTTATTAGCAAATGAAATAATAAATATTGATGAATTTGAATGTGTTATTTATAAGTATGCAGCAAAGATAATAAATGATGTAAAAGTAACCATAGATAACCTTAGTGATTATAAAATTTATCTAACTGGGGGAGGAGCAGAGTATTTTATAAATGTTCTTGATAAGAAATTTAGAATAGAAATTATGAAGAATAATTTATGTTCTAACTGCAATGGAAGCTACAATATTGGAAAGGCAAAGGGGTTAGATAAATGATGTATACAATAAAGCACCAAAAAACACTAAATAACACGTACTGTACTTATTAAAAGTTAAGTACCTTATATTATAAAATTGATGTAAGGTACATAATGACACGAGGTGTGTAAATGAGGGTTAATTTGAGTTTGAATGAAAATAATTTTAAAGATAAAAAGATAATTGATTTTTTAGAAAGTAAGTATAATTCATGTGCTTATATAAAAGAAATATTATATCAATTAGCAAATGATAATGATGAAGTTAATATATTATTGTCAAATAGAAATAAAAATTTTGAAACAACAAAGCAGTTTAAAGAAGAACCAGAAGAATCATTCGATGAAATCATAGGAGTTGAGGGGATAGAACTTTAAATATGTTGAGTTTTGATAATTAATAATAAAATAAGTGGACAAATGTTGTTATTTGACATTATTTGCAGATAAAACTATGCAACAATTGTTAAGCGGTAATGTGGATATTGGCTTTTCAGGACCAGAGCAAGTTGTTTATATTTACAATCAAG